TCGACGCCTGCGTCTTCGCCGCCACCGCCGTCGTGTTGAACAGAAAGGTCTCGTCGGCTCCCGAGCCCATGGCATCGTCCGTCCTAAAGACCACGCCGTGGCGACTCGTTCCCGACACGCCGTGTTCGAGATGCTGCGACGCCTCCCTCTCCAAGTCAGTGAGGCCAGTCTGGCCGTAGTACAACGTGTTACACTCCACGGCGTCGTTGCTACTGAAGTGAGCGTCTAGCTTCACTCCATCACCGCTCAGGATGTAGGGGGCCTTACCACCGATCGTCAGGCGTTTCGTCCAGTAGTCCCACCAGAACCCGAACTCCTCCGCCGACACCTGTCCGGTGATAAACGCTCCGGGCGTCCCATCCGGCTCATCGAGGACCTCGTGGAGCACCACGGACACATGCCACGTTAGCGGGCCAACAAAGGAATGTTGCGCCGGTCGGAACGTGATGATCCCACGAGGAGTCTTGAACCCGATGTGCGTCTCTCTCTTCACGAAAGAGCCCGACTTGAAATCCGACCGTCGGAAGTGCCCGTCGGTGATGACGCGATGACGCTCCTTGCGGAGCGTGTCGGCCACCGGGCCCGGGAACCGCGCCACCCAACGCGCAAACGTCTGCGCGTCACTGTGGGGGGGCCGTTCTCTGAGCTCCGCGAGCAACCTCTGCCAGGTCGGGCGCAGCCTCAACGTCTCGAACGCCGACTTCACCATGCCCTTGCTGGGCAGCGGCACCGCTCGTGTCAGCCGGTTCCGAAGGGCTATGGCCTCATTCTCCGCCGTGCTCGCAAAATACGAGCCTGTTATGCCATCAAACCCTATGAGTTCCAGCCCCATCGCTGGCGCCGCGGGCTTGCCCAGGAACGCCGCCGACGCGTCGACGACCGAACGATCTTTTTGAGGAGCGTCGTCGTCTTTCACGAAGTCGGTCGGTCCGTGCTTCCGCGGCTGCACGTGCGTGACGGGTGCGACGTACGCATGCATGTCGTCGTCATGTGCGAACGCAAAGGCTGGGTCCGGCAGGTCGCGCGCCATGCTCGGACGCTCCTGCACCGTACTCCTACGGACCCTACGCTTCCACGCCCGCCTCGCCATGACGCCGACGACACCGGCGGCGGCCCCCGCCGCCATGTGTCCACAGAGCGACAGCGCGCTGAAACCCGTCGGGTCCGCCGCTGCTGCCGCCACCATGAGCATCGTCGTGTGCGTCGCGTGGCCTCCACCCGCCGACTCCCACCAGTCGTACAACCAGCCCGCCCCTGCGGAGAACCCCGTGGAAGCGACAGCCCCAAAGGCCACGCCTCCTAAGTCCTCCGCCGTGACGAACCACGGGAAGTTGAACTGGAGGGTCGACGCATGGCGGGCCCACAGAACGCCGTCGCGTTCATGGGCCTCGGCCAACGCCGCCATCTCGTCCGTTATCATCGACGTGTACGCAAGCAGCGCCGTGTACAGCACCACGTATGGTTGCTGCTCCGCCGGCAGATGCTTGCACT